GGGTAGGCGGGGGGATTACCGGCTACGGGGCGAAGCTATTGATCATTGACGACCCGCACAAGAACCGCCAGGAGGCCAACAGCGCCACGATTCGCGAGGCGATCTGGGGGTGGTACGGCTCGACGGCCCGCACCAGGCTGGAGCCCGAGGCGGCCATTGTGCTGATCCAGACACGGTGGCATCAGGATGACCTGGCCGGGCGGCTGCTGCGGCTGGCAGCCACGGATCCCAAGGCCGACCGGTGGGAGGTGCTGCACCTCCTGGCCGTGAGCGAGGCGGGCGAGGCCCTGTGGCCGGGGCGCTTCCCCATCGAAGAGCTGGAGAAGGTCAGGGCCACCATCGGCAGTTGGGAGTTCGAGGCGCTGTATCAGGGCAGGCCCAGGCCGCTGGAGGGGGCGATCTTCAAGCGGGAGTGGTTTAGGATCGTGCCTCGGGCCCCGCAGGGGCTAGACTGGGTGCGTTTCTGGGATTTGGCGGTCAGTGTCAAGGAAACGGCGGATTTCACAGCCGGAGCTCGTTGTGCTCTGGCGGAGGATGGCACACTCTACATGGCCGACGTGGTGCGCGGGCGGTGGGAGTGGCCCGAAGCAAAACGGATCATCATCCAGACGGCCCTGGCCGATGGCGGTGGAGAGCTCGGCGTTGAGAAGGTGGCTTTTCAACTGGCTGCGGTGCAGGAGCTCAGGCGAGAGTCTTCCCTGGCCGCCACCTCCATCCGCGAGGTAGAGCCAGACAGGGACAAGGTGGCGCGGGCTTTGCCCTGGGCGGCCAGGGCGGAGGCGGGGAAGGTGGCCTTGGTGGAGGGGCAGTGGATCGGGGCATTTCTGAGCGAGGTTTGCGACTTCCCCCTCGGGGAGCACGATGACCAGGTGGATGCGGTGAGCGGGGCGGTGCAGATGATCGCCAGGGGACATCACGGAATTTATCTATGAGCTTTTTCGAGGGATTGAAGGCGGCCTGGTGGGCCTTCAGGGTCACATTGCAAACGAAGCAGTCCTGGCGGTTGATCGCCACCTGGGCGAGGGGCATTCCCCGCTATCCCGTGCACTCGTACGACAATTTTGCCGATGAGGGCTACCGCAAGAACGAGATCGTCTATGCCTGCATCCGCAAGATCGCGCAGTCGGCCAGCGAGCCGACGTTGCGGGTTTATGACCTGAGCGATGGCGAGGAGCTCCCAGATCATGCGTTGCGGCAATTGATCAGGCATCCTAATCCGTATTTCAGCGAGTTTGAGTTCTGGGAAGCGACGCTGATCCTGCTGAATATCGCGGGCAATGTTTACTGGGAGAAGGTGCGCAGCGGGGCGGGGCGGGTGGTGGAGCTATGGCCGCTGAGGCCCGATCGGGTGCAGATCCTGCCTGGCGATGAGAAGCTGATCGGTGGGTATCGCTATACGGTGCTGGGCATCCCGATGGACCTCAGGGCAGAGGATGTGATTCATTTCAGCTATTACGATCCCCTGGACGATTTCTTCGGGTTGAGCCCGATTGCGGTGGCGGCCAGGGCGGCGGACGTGGATAATGCGGTGACGGATTATACCAAGCTGTTTTTCGAGAATGCCGCCACGCCCTATGGGTTGTTGAAGACGAAGCAGAAGCTGACGGAGGCCGAGGCGCAGCGGATTCGGGAGCGGTGGAAGGAGCAGTACGCGGGGCCGGGGCGGTGGCACGAGGTGGCGGTGCTGGATGCGGATGCGGAGTATCAGCGGCTGGGCCTCACGCAAGACGAGATGGGTTTTCCCGATCTCAGGAACATCAGCGAAAGCCGGCTATGCATGATCTTCAACGTTCCACCTATTTTGCTGGGGACACAGCTTGGGCTGGAGCGGAGCACGTTCGCCAATTACGCCGAAAGTCGCGCCAGTTTCTGGTCGGACACGCTGTCGCCGATCTACAAGCGGTTGGCGGACAAGGTGAATGCCGAATTGGCGCCCGAGTTTGGCCAGGGCGTGGAGGCGCGGTGGGATTTCTCGGAGGTGAAGGCCCTCCAAGAGGATACCAACGAGGTGTGGAAGCGGGCCACGGATGCGCTGCGGGCGGGCGGGATCATGGTGAACGATTTCCGCCGCGAGGTGGGGATGGACCCGGTGGATGGCTGGGATGTGTTTCTCCTTCCCCTCTCGATTCAGGTGATGCAGGCGCCGACGAGCCCCCCCTCAGTCCCCCCCAAACCTGGGGAGGAGGCAGGCCAGAAAGCGGCAGGTTTGCCGCAGGCGAAGGATTTCGAGGTCAGCGGGGCGACACTACAGACGCTGATCGATCGGGTGGCCAGGGCGTGGGAGGGGCGGATCACCGAGGCGGCGCGAGGGGAATTCGAGGGCGAGCGGGACGGTGTGCTGGCCATTCTCCAGGGCACGAAGGCCCGCAAGCAGAGTATCCCCTGGTTGGACATTATTTCGGCGGTAGATGCCTTCATAGCTGGCCAGGCGGCCACCTGGCGGGCGAATCTCCTCCCTCTCTTCCGCGCTGCGGCGGAGGAGGCGGGGCAGGAAGTGGCGAATTTCTTCGGCCTGGACCCGCGGCTGGGCGAGGTAATGCGTTTCATCGAGGATTATGGGTTCAAGTTCACGGACAAGGTATCGTCGGTGAGTCGTGAGGAAGTGGCAGGGGTATTGCAGCGGGCGATGGAGGAAGGGTGGGGGATTCCCGAGACCACGCAGGCTCTGCAGGAGCTCTACGATGGCTGGAGCAAGACGCGGGCCACGCTGATTGCGCGGACGGAGAGTATCCGCATCAGCAACGCCGCCGCGGTGGCGGTGTACAGGTATAGCGGGGTGGTGCGGAAGCAGTGGTGGACGGCGATGGATGAGAGAACGTGCCCCGCGTGTCGGGATATGCACGGGACGATTTTGGATGTTGATACAGCATTTGCTTACCTCGGGGACGTGTTAATATACACAGACGAGGAGGGCAGAGAGCGCTCTATGCAGATTACCTATGAGGATGTACAGGGGCCGCCCCTTCACCCAGATTGCCGTTGCACGGTGTTACCGGTGGTGATTAGTTAGAAATTGGAGGTTGGAGGATGGACAAGAGAAGTTTTCCTTTTGAGTTGAAATCGCTCGACGATCAGACGGGGGTATTCGAGGGCTACGCGGCAGTGTTTGGCAACATGGACGAGGGCGGCGACGTGGTCGAGCCCGGGGCGTTTGCCAAGACGTTGCAGGAGCGCGGCCAGCGGGTGAAGATCTGCTGGCAGCACGATTGGCGGGAGCCCATCGGCAAGCCATTGGATCTCAGGGAGGATGCCCACGGGTTATTCGTGAAGGCTAAGCTCTCTGATACTCAGCGGGGGCGTGATGCGCTGACGTTGCTGCGCGACGGGGTGGTGGACGAGCTCTCGTTCGGCTACGAGACGATCAAGAGCGAATGGGGGAAAGATGGGGATGGCCAGCGGGTGCATTTGCTGAAGGAATTGCGATTGTACGAGATCTCGCCGGTGACGGTGGCCATGAATGAGCAGGCCAGGATCAGTGCGGTGAAGGCGGCGATTCCCCCTCACACCACGCCCAAGGCGGACGAGGACGTGGCCTGGGATGCGGGGGCGGTGTTGAGGGAGGTGGAGGGGCGCGAGAAGCTGCGGCTGATTCATGCCTGGGTGGACGAGGAGGGCGATCCCGACGCCAAGGGGAGCTACAAGCTCCCTCATCACCTGGCCGATGGCAGGGTGGTATGGCGAGGTGTGGCGGCGGCAGGGGCGGCGATCATGGGTGCCCGTGGCGGAGCACAGATTCCCGAGGGCGATGTCTCTGGGGTGAAGCGCCACCTGGCGCGACACTACGGGCAATTCGACAAGGAGCCGCCGTGGGAATCGGAAGGGAAGATGGCGGAACTGGATGGGTTTATCGAGGCCCTTTGTGGGCTTGAGGATAGAGCGGCAGCCGAGCCGGGTGAAGGCCCACTCACTGCGCAGGGACTCCGGGCGAAGGCCCTGGAGTTGGAACTTCAACTAGCAATGATAGGAGGGTAACATGGACTACCAGACGATTGTGGAGATGGCGGCGGCGAAGGTGAAGGCGGCCCAGGCCATCCTGGAGAAGTATCCCCAGGGCGAGCTTCCCGACGAGCAGAAGTCTCAGGTGGATCAGCTCCTGAGGGCGGCCGGTGAGTTCAAGGACCAGGCGGCCAGGCTGGAGGCGGAGCAGGGCTTGCGAGGCAAGGTCGCAGATCAGTACAAGCACTACTTCGAGCCGAGCCGCCGGGCGGCTGGGGCGCGAGGTGAGACCGGGACTGAGGGGCCGCAGTGGAAGAGCTTCGGGGAGTGGCTGCTGGCGGTGCATCAGGGCCAGGATCAGCGGCTGGTGCCGGAGGAGGGCCTGGAGGGCAAGGCGGCCCTGGCCGAGGGAGCGGGTGTGACGGGTGGCTTCCTGGTGCCCACGGAGTTCCGGGCGCAACTGCTGGAGGTGGCCGGGGAGTCGGCCATTGTGCGGCCGCGAGCGACGGTGATCCCAATGCGTAGCCGTAGCTTGCAAATCCCGGCGCTGGATCAGACTACTGCGCCGAGCGGTGAGCAGAGTGCGTTCTTCGGCGGGGTGAAGGCGCAGTGGACGGAGGAGGCGGCTCAGAAGCCAGAGACGGAGCCCACCTTCAAGCAGATCGAGTTGGTGGCGCACGATCTCACGGGCTGGCTGCCGGCGTCTAACGCGCTGTTGGCCGATTCGGCCATCGCGCTGGAGGTGCTGCTCGCGCGCCTGTTCGGTGGGGCGGTGGCCTGGCACGAGGATTACGGGTTCCTGAGAGGCGATGGTATCGGTAAGCCGCTGGGGGTGATCAACGCCGGGGCCACCATCTGGATTAACCGCAATGCGGCGAGTACGTTCAAGTTCGTGGATGCGGTGGGGATGCTGGCCAAGTTCCTCACCAGCTCGTGGGGACGCGGCATCTGGGTGATGAGCCAGGCGGTGCTGCCACAGCTTTACCAGATGGCAGACGCGGCCAGTCAGTACATCTGGATTCCGAATGCGGCCGAGCGCGGCCCTGGGACGCTGTTGGGGATGCCGATCGCGTTCACGGAGAAGCTGCCGGCGCTGGGCACCAAGGGCGACGTGCTGCTCTGTGACTGGAGCTACTATCTGGTTGGTGACCGGGAAGGGCTGAGTATCGCCAGCTCGATTCACGAGAGATTCAGATACAATCAGACGACCTGGCGGTTCACGGAGCGGGTGGATGGGCAGCCCTGGCTCGACAGCTATATCACCTTGGCCAATGCGGGCACCGTCTCGCCCTTCGTGGGGCTGGACGTGCCGGCTGGATAAACTGAATAGGAGGTTGACATGTCTTACACGACGAGACTGACGGAACAACTGGCCCTGGTGGCGACGATCGATCCCGATGCCTACACCGCTGCTGCCTACACCAGCGACTGGGTGGCGATGAAGAACCGCCGTCGGGCGATCTTCGTGCTGATGGTGGGCGATCTGGGCACTAATGCCACGGTGGACTTCGTGGTGAAGGAGGCCACGGATGGCAGTGGCACGGACGCGCAGACACTGAAGTCGGCCACACAGCTCACGCAGGCGGGCACCGACAGTGACAAGCAGGTGATCATCGAGGTGGAGGCCGAGGAGTTGAGTGCGGGCTTCACGCACCTGGCGGCGGTGGTGACCATCGGCACGGCAACCAGCGACATGGGGCTGGTGGCGTTTGCCGACGTGAGTCGGTATCAGCCCGACACGGGTGACCTGGCCAGTGTGGACGAGATCGTGACATGAAAATCCAGGTAATCGCTGCTTTCCATGATCTTGAGGAAGGTGTCCTGCGACAGCCTGGCGAGGTGATCACGGTGAAGGAGGAGCGCGGCCGGGTCCTGGTGGACCGCGGCCTGGCCGCGCCTCTGACTGAGGCCAAGGCGGTGCATGGGCCGCCCGAGGATAAGGCAGTGGGTCCCGCTGAGGACAAGGCAGCGGAGAAGCCGCGCAAACCGAAGCGGAAGTCGTTTCGGCTAAGCGAGGATCCCGAGGCTGTGCGGGCCAGGCTGAAGTAGGAGGGGTTTAGGAGACCAAGG